TCTAAGGCCATCCGTCCGACAGCAACGTTGGCAGAGCCACTAGTACATGATCTTAAAGCTCTGTGACCAACAGCGGTGTTGTCGCTTGCTGTGCAGCCTTCAAGAGCTTCTGACCCAATAGCAGTGTTGCTGTTTCCGCTGGTAACGCTTGTTAGTGCTTCGTATCCGACTGCTGTGTTGTCACTAGATGTACAGGAATCAAGAGTCATAGAACCAACAGCGGTATTTCGCGTGCCGGTTTGACAAGAAGTAAGGCTGTTGTAACCAATTGCAGTGTTGTGATCTGCTGTACTATTTGCATCAAGAGCAAGTCCACCGACTGCGGTGTTGTAAGTACCTGTCGTGTTGTTTTCAAGGGCTCTACGACCCATTGCAGTGTTGTATGCACCACTCGTTGTTTGTTTTAGCGCGTGCATTCCAACGGCTGTGTTGTCAGATGCAGTGCATTCTTGAAGAGCGTTTGATCCAACAGCTGTATTACTATTACCAGCATTTAAGTTTGTTAGTGCTTGATATCCAAGCGCAGTATTATCGTTTTGAGTTGTATTTGCATCAAGAGCGAGCGAACCAACGGCTGTGTTTCGCGTGCCAGTGGTGTTTTCTTCTAACGCTTGATAACCAAAGGCAGTGTTGTTTTCAGCAGTCGTATTCTTTTCTAACGCTTGATAACCGAAAGCAGAGTTGTAATTTCCTGATGTATTTGAATACATACAGTCAACACCCATTGCTGTATTTCTACCTCCACCCACATTACTAACCATCGCTTTTCTACCAACGGCTGTGTTGTAACTGCCAGTGGTGTTTGAACTTAGACACTCATATCCCACGCCTGTCATTTCGATAGCAGTGGTATTTGCGTCAAGGGCAAGTGAGCCGACAGCAACGTTTTGCGCGCCGGTGGTGTTAGCAAATAATGCATGATGACCGACAGCAGTGTTGTCGTTTGCAGTGGTATTATAAACAAGTGTGTTATGACCAATAGCAACGTTTTGATCACCCGTAGTGTTTGAAGCGAGAGAACCTTTACCTACAGCAACGAGACTGTATCCTGTTGTATTAGCAGTTAACGCATCATATCCAACAGCTGTATTGTTGCTAGCAGTGGTGTTTGCATCAAGAGCAAGTCCCCCAATAGCAACGTTTGCAGTGCCACTAGTATTATCGGAGAGTGCAGATCTTCCAAAAGCAGTATTATTATCTGCAGTGTTAACACCTAATGCGTTATCTCCTACC